GCCAAAAGGGCGTACGAAACAAGGGGTTAGTTATAAGACTTCTGGGACCCGCATGAGTGGACACATGGACACTGGCTTAGGAAATAGTCTAGTCACATACGCACTACTAACAGCTTTTATGAACTTATCAGGTGTTGATAAATATACGATGAGTGTCAACGGTGATGATAGTGTGTTAATTATTGAGGCCAGTGATCGTAATAGGTTAATATCTATGGATTACTTCACTCGAAGTGGGTTCGTTATGAAAATGGAAGAAACGGAAGAATTTTCGAAGGTAGATTATTGTCAAACTCGGCCTGTACACACCGATTATGGTTGGGTAATGGCGCGATCACCAGAGAGAATCCTAACACGCGTTGGATGGAGCACCAAACGGTTTAGTAGTAGTGTTTCTAGAGACTACCTTTATAGTTTAGGTAAGGGAGAACAAGCTGTTAATTACGGTCTCCCGATCGGTTACGCAATCGGTCAGAAATTGGAGGCTGCTGCACCAACTGGTAAACAATTGCCTTTAGACCGCAAACGTTATATCAGTTATACTAAACAACGGTATTGGCAAAGCAATGAAGTCGCAGTGATAAGTATGGATACTAGGGAGAGTTATAATGATGCTTGGGGAATAAGTCCTTTTGAACAATTGAAGATTGAGGACGAGATACGCATTAAGCTTACACCGAATGTTAGTGAGAAAGATGTTGAAAACTTTCAGATGCGCTGTAGTAATTACGTACCTGATTGGAACGGGGTCATTCAAAGATTTGCAAAGAAAAGTCGATGCAAAACTACGAAAAGATTAACGTAATTTACCCAATAACACCAACTACATCTAAACCAATAATTATCCCTAAGTCCATACCATCCCTGAACGAGCAATTAGGCTATACTAATAAAACCATTATAGTCCGTGCATCAGATTGTAAATATACACCGATATATGAAACACCACCAATTATCCATTATGCAAAAGAAGAAAGAAAAGATACTCCCCGGGCAAACGTTGATTGTCCGTGGCAAGAACCCAGCGA